TAGTAAATAATCTGATTGCTATTCTCGTTGTTACTTCCGTGTCAACTTGCATTGACTGGTATTTTTCGTTAGCTGTAACACCTAAGTAACGAAACCAAAACTTACGTATCTCTTTTTCTTCGTGTTCTGCTAACTTAGTGTTAAATTTATCTTTTTTATGCTTATTCTCTACAAATTTAGCTATTCCGTCGTTATAAGATTGGTTGATCCTGTATTGTCTCATCTGTTACTACTTCTTTTACTTCTTCGATATATTCGTAGTCATAAGCTGATAAATTTTTTGTCATCTCTTCGTATCTTTCTTCTGAGACTTCAACAACGTCTCCTTCTTCATACAGGTGAGATGTGTGAATGTCTTGAAATTCTTTTAAAACTTTAATCTTCATTCGACAACCTCTCTTTCTCTAATTTAATTAACAGACTTGATATTTCTCCTAAAAAATTAATGTCAAAATATTCTAGCTTGTCGTTATACTCGTATCTCGCTCTCTCAAACACTAATGATTTACCTTGTTCGTCATTATTAATATCAAAGTAACCGCATTTTTCACACAACACAGAATAAGAAAAAGACAACAACCTTTTTAGATTATCGTCTTCGTCATCATGTAATATATGTAGTTTATCTTTGAATTGCTGTAATAACGCTGTTGAAACATCAATCATAGTCCTATGCTCCAGCTACTAGTGTTAAGTCTTTTCCAAACTCTAATTTTACAACAGCTTCTTTATCTACTGCTTTAACATCAAAGCGAGTGATTAAACGAGTGTCGTAAGAATTACGTGTGAATGATTTTCCTCCAACGTCAGTTGATTTGATTTCTAATTCATTTAACTCATATACACGTACAGCTTCTTTTAAATCTCCTACGTATAGTGGGAATTTATTTGTCGCTTCGTTTGGTAAATGAGTATTTGGTAATACGATTACTTCTTTACCAAATAATGTACGTTTTGTCGGATCTGTTACTACTGGTTGTAGTAAATAATTACCATTTTTATCTTTTAAGCTATCTAATATGTTAAATCCGTCTTGGTTAGTTAATACTTTTGTGTTATCTAAGAAGATAGGATCTAATGTCACATTGAATGCTTCTTTGATTTCATCAACTTTAGTAATAGCTTTTTTAGTTAGTGTTTTTAACACAGCTATGATTTCTTTGTTTTCTGTGACAACTTGTTTTTTCATAAACCATTTACCTAAGTAAGCAAGTAAGTTTTCTGGTGAATCTTGTAATAAGAAACGTGACACAGGTAAAATTCCCCCGAAGTCTTTAACTTTATAAGTAATTCTTTCGAACACTTCAGCGTTCATTTCTTGAATTTCTCCAAGTTCAGTAATGTTAGTAAGTCCAGTTAATTGACTTGTTTTTTCGTAAACTTCACTTCCAGAAGGCACTACAACAGAGCGTACGTCTACGTGGTCTTTTAAAGACACGAATGAACGTCTGTATTCGTTAATTGCTGTTTTCACATCTTCTGGCACTAAGTAACCACCGTTTTCTCCTTCAGACTCTTTTAACGGTCCTGCTGCGTTAACAATTCCAGATTTGATATAATTTTGAACTGCTACAAGTCCTGTTTCTTCTTTTTTCTCTTCAGCTAAGTCAACTACTTTATCATCATTTTTATATGAGATTAAGTTTTGAATTGTTTCAATCTCTTTAGTATATCCTTTAATTTCTTCCATTAATTCGTTTGCTACTTCCATTTCTTTGTTGTTGATTGCATTTTCAGCAGCTGTAACTTTTTCAGCCTTTAATTGCATTAATTCTCTTAATTTTTTATTTGTATTCATCTAGATTACCTCCAAAAATTCTAAATATTGTTTTGCTCGTTCTGATTGATATTCGTAATTTTCTTTTATCAATTCTTTAGGAGCGTTTTTAAATTTGTGTGCCTCTTCTTTTGTTAGACACGCTGCCATTTTTACTGGCTCTGAGATTTCGTCGCACAGTCCTAAGTTGAAACACTCTTCAGCGTTTAACCAAGACTCTTTATCCATTAAATCTCTAATTGTTTTTTCGTCTGTCTTATCTTTCGCTTTAGATAAGTAAGTATTAACGATTGTGTCATTGATATGGTCTAAATCATCAGCCATTTTTCGTAAGTCACCAGCATTTCCGTAAAGTCCAGTCCATGCATTATGAATCATCATCATTGCATTTTTTGGCATAATTACCTTGTCAGCCGCCATTGCTATTACTGTTGCAATAGAGGCTGCTAAACCGTCAATATATGCTGTCACATATCCTTTATGGTTTTTTAATAGAGTGTGAATCGCTTGACCGTCAAATACATCTCCACCGTTAGAGTTAATGTGTAGGTCAATGTTTTTCACATCTCCTATGCTTTTTAACTCTTCAGCAAAGAGTTGAGCTGTTGACTTATCTTCCCAAATGTCGTATCCGATATCTGAGTAAATGAATATCTCGACTCTATCGTCATTTAAAGCTTTAATCTTCCACTTCTGCACTTGTTTTAACACCTGCCTTCCACAGTTGGTATTCTTTGATTGTGTCGACTGGAGCATAGTTTAATGACATGAATCGCATGTCGCCATACTCTGTGTCTATTGTTGACATATCCTCCGAACGAAGTATGTCATTGATTGTGTAAACTCCTACGTGTTGCATTTTCTCATAGAACTCGGCTCGTGATTTTTGGTCAGCTCTTAGCTCAGCTTCCATATTAAATTTGAAATAAAAGCCTCGTTTTTTATCAAGATCCGTTAAAATCTTAGAGTTTAGTTCCGACTCAATATTTGTTACATATGGCAACATTACGTTTTTCACATAATCCATTGACTGAGTTAGTGCGTTAGAGTGAGTCAGTCCGCTGTAGTCTCCGTATTTGTACGGGGGTACTTTAAAAATACTAGCAATTTCCGCCTTGTTATATTTCATAGTCTCTATGAATTGTGCGTCTGACTGTGGTATTCCCACGCTTTGATAATCAATGTCGGGGTTTAATATTGCTACATTGTTATTTTCAAGATGTTTTTTCCACGACTCAGCAACGGTTTCTTTATTTTCAGTAGTCAACGGCGTACGTGTAGACTTTAATATTGCTAACGGAATACCTTCACGCTTGAATAAGTTCGAAGCCATTTCTCGTCCTTTTTGGTTTCCTTGTATGCTCTCACGTAAGACTTGTACAGGTGAACGACCGATTAGTCCGTTAATAGATAAGTTTTTAAAATGTAGTAACTCTTCAGCATTTAATGTTCTCGGTTTACCTTTATAAACCGTCTCATAAGTAACTGTGTTCGTGTCTTCGTGATATAACACTTTTGTAAATCGGGGATCTAACGGCACTATTTCTGTGACTTGACCTTTCTTGTCAATTTCTAAATAATGGTAGCTGTTCCCCCACAAGTTCAACTGTGTCATTACTAAATGTTTCCACTCGAAGCTCGTCATATTTCTGTTTGGTTGGTCTTTTAAAAGTTTGTAAGCTGTGTGTTTCTTTGCTTTTTCTACAGTTCCGTTTACATCTTGTAATAAGTTCAACGGATATTTTGCCAAGTCATCTGATAAAACTTTTACTGAACTATAAACCTCAGAAGTGTTAATCGCACTCTCTTCGTTTATGTTATTTCGACTACCATTAAATATATTTAAAAACCAGTCTGACGGGTTTCTTAAGTCGCTCAAATCATTACCACCTGTCGGTGTCTTGTTTCTGAATATCATTCTCTTTCCTCACCTCCTTTCATAGCTAAAGTTGTCTTTCTAAAACAAAACTACATATCATTAAGCTAATACCTAATACGATAAATCCGATAGTTTTGCAAAATAAAAAGCCTGCATATACTAACGATAGCAAGCTCGATATAAACAGTAAAAATACTGTAAATTGTATTAATTTTCTCATTAGAAACTAAATTCTCCTTTGTCAATCATGTCATTGAGGTCGTAAGTGATATTGTCACTATACATGGCACGAGTAAAAGCAAAAATACCAGCAGCCGCCATGTCGATACGGTCGCTTGATTTTTTCTTATCTAACATAATATTATCCTGTGCGTCTGACTTAGTAACGGCATTTCCCATACACCAAGTCAACGCTTTATTTCCGTCATGATGAATTTTCCCCTCATATACACACTCTCTAAAATGTTTTGTAGGTTCATTAAGTGTTAATACACCTTGTCGTACTTCGACCATTAAATAACCTAGCTTTTCCATTGTTTGCGACCATTGTGTAGCGTTGTAAGGATCATAACACACTTCTTGAACGCTATATTTGTTTCTTAGCTCCTCAATATAATCAATTACGAAGTCATAATCGATTACCTCACCTGGTGTCTTAACAATCCACCCTTCATCAATCCATTGAGAATAGTTAACTCTATCGGTATTCATTCGTTGAAATAGCATATCTTCCGGCATAAATCCCTTACTTCGAATAGCGTAACGGTCATCACCTAACACAAACACAGATGTTACAGCTGTTAAGTCAAGTCGTTTTGATAAATCGACACCTACAAAACACGGTTTACCGACTAGCTCGTCGTCTGATACTTCACAGAGTTTCCATTTTTCCATATCCATATATTTATTTTCTGGAGCGTTAACCCAGATATTCATGTTTTTAGTCATAAACTTAGACATTGTTTCGGGTTTGTCTAACGCCTCGTTAAGACGTTCACGTAAGAATTTCAGTCCCTCTGGATAGCTCGCTAATATTGGGTTAGCTTTTATCCAATTCGTCTCGTCCTTTATATCGTCATCTTTATCAAGTTCACAAACCATAGCATAATACCCGTTATTTTCTACAGGGTTGTTAGGATCTAATAATTTACTAACATAATCATATTCAGTTGAGTAACACGGGTTATTTAGGTTAAATCCTGCTGTTGTTATTATGACTATCAACGGTTGACTTCTCGCACCTTGACCAGACTCAATAACGTCTAGTATTTCGTCAGTTGGGTGTGCATGGTACTCGTCCATTGCTCCAACTTGTGGGTTAAACCCGTCAGCTGTTTTCCCAGAATCACGAGAGAGAGCCATAATATAACTGTTGCTTTTCTCGTGTTCAATTAAGCTACGTGTGATTTTAAACCTATTCTTAATTTGACTACCTTGAATCTGTGCTTTAATCTCCTTAAACACAATATTTGCTTGGTCTCGCTTTGTCGCTCCTATATATGCTTCAGAAGACGACTCACCAAATGCTGATATTTCATAGGATAAACAACACGCTACATCTTGAGACTTAGCGTTTTTTCTTCCTACTTGATAGTAGAATTTTCTGAAACGT